CACACAGTGTACCCTATAATCGCGGCCTGTGCCACGTCCGGTCTCAGTTATATGCGTTCTTTTCCATGAACCCTTCGTTTGCCAGCACCTTCAGCTTCTCGGACCTTGACTTCACAATCGGCACCCCGAAGTCCGGGGAACGGCGATCCGAACTGATCTCCGTGCCGGGGTTCCGCTTCCGGAACTCGGCGATGTCGGCCTCATTGTCCAGAGCGATGCTGAACATCTTGATGGGCTCACAGTTGTTACCCTCCCCGTAGGCGGTGTGCATCCGGGGAAGCTGGGGTACCCGGTGGCAGGCCCGGCCGTTCTTCTCCACCAGGGGCTCGGCGGTGATCGGCTGGTACTCCTCAAACCGCTCACCCGTGTCGTCGTAGGCGTACTCGTAAATCGGCATGGGTCTCTCCTGGATCAACCAAACACCTTCTTCAGACCGCGGGCAACCTTGACGTGCAGGAGGGCACCCTTCGCCTTCTTCTCCTGCTCCTTCAGGGCCTTCTCCGCCCGGCTCCGCCGCTTGGGGTCAGCGGCGATCTCGGCCATGCGGATCATCGCCCGGGCGTCGTCCTCTGCCTCCCAGTCACGGTCCATGCTGGATACGCTCTTGGTCTTCATCGGTTGAAGCTCCCAGGCCCGTTCATCCACTGGAGGAGCTTGCCGAGCTTCGACCAGAAACGGGAGAGCGGGCGGTACGTGAAGCGGAACAACAGTCTGCGGATCATCAGTACGATTGCCTTGCGGATCATCAGTATGATTGCCTTATTGGGAGTTGAGCCTGCCCTTGGGCGGCACCCTCCTGTGCTTGCATGTTGAACTCCTCCTCGGGTTCGGGCATCGGAGCCCCAACGCTGGGCGGCTGGCCGTTCTGCATGATGCCAGCGAGCCCGCCTATCTGCCCCTTGGAGTTGTCCAGTTGCGGCCCCCGCATCATCAGCATCGCCATGCGGGCCTGGAACTCCGGATCGTGGAACACCTCATCCATCCACTTGATGCCGGCCTCCTTCGCCATCCGGGAGACGAACCGCGGGAAGCTGAACGGCACGCCCATCATCATGCACGTCTGAGCAGCCTGGGCAGCGGCGGGGATCAGCCGAACGGCGAAGTCCATCGCCTGATTGAGCCGGCGTTCGGAGTCGATCCGCCCCATAGACTCGGGTTCGATCTCGAACGTGAAGTCCAGGAAGTCGCCGCACCGGGCCTCCGGCGTCAGCACAACTTGGACTTCCTGCTCCTGGTAAGCCTGCATGCCGTCGATGTTGATGGGCGTCCGGACGCGGCGGATCAGCGGAACCTCCAGCAGCGGGTCGGTGTGGAGGTACCATGCACGCTTGCGGGCCTCGTCGGCCACACCGTTGTAGACCAAATCCTTCATGTCCTCCAGGCCCACGGCGGCGTTGCCCTGGAGAATCTTGGATTCCGTGGCGGACTTGGCGTTCATCCGCATGCCGGCCAGCCCCTCCGGGTTACCGGCCATCATGTTGAACCATTGCTGAAGCTGGTTGATGTGGGCCTCGTTCGACCGCTGCTGCCCGCCGAAGCTGAAGACCTGGACGCCGGCGGGGTCGTCCATCGCCACGGCGTCACCGTCGTTCGCGTCCAGGGCCTCCTGGGCGTCGTCGGCGGCGGACCGCTTGTAGCCGATGATGTCCTTCTGCCGCTCGGCCTGCTCCATGATCTTCTTCGCCATGCGGTTCGCCATAACGTGAAGATCGTGCCAGATGCCGACCATCGACACGGGCATGGGGTTGTTCGGCACCGGCGGCGTCAGGCGGAGGAAGGTGTACGGGCCGTCGTCCGGGCCGTAGTAGTCCGCCACCCGGAGGAAGTCATCAGCGATGAAGTTGGCGGCACCAGGGATGGTGACGATAGCCTTGGCCCGCGGCACCCAAAGCTCGGTGATCTCCACCATGTCTTCCAGGTCGCCCGCTTCGTCGGAGGTCAGGTTGCGGGCGGACATGCGATCCGCACGCTCCCGGTGGTCGCCGTCCTGCCCCACCTTGGGCAGCCGCTCCACAAGGGCGTTGTTGTAAAGGCCGCTCTCCAGGAGGGAGACACGGGACACCACGCTCCGATCTCCGATGAAGGCGGCGTCCCGGAGGTAGGGGTCTCGGGCCTGGGGGTCGAACACCAGATTATCGAAGTCCACGTTCTCCGTGTATATGGTGCCGGGGTCGATCAGATCGTTCTCATCGAAGCCAATGGCCGTGCCGGAGTCACAGATGCCGGTCTTCAGAACGCCCATCGTGAAGATCGCGTCCACCACCCAGCGGCGGTAGATGTCACGAATCTTCATCTGCTTGTCCTGCTGGGTGAGGGCCATGCCCAGCATCTCGGCGTAGTCACGCTGGGCGAGGAAGCGGGTGCTGACGTTGTGCTGGGGGTAGTTGAAGACTATGTTCGGCACCAGCACCCGGATCGCGTTGAAGATCAGGTTGAGGGGCTCGGTACCGATGGTCCCGTGGCTCTTGTCGTAGTATTGGCCAACGAATGAGCGGAGGAACATCAGGCGGGCACGGCGGAAGTTTTCCAGCCGCTTGAAGCCGGCCTCCACCGCCAACTGAACCTTCCTGGGGCCGAGTTCTGTGGGCATAGATCAACTCCTGAAGTCGAAAGTCTTGCCGGCCTCTTGAGCTTTCCGCTCTTTCTGCCACTGAGCCATCCTTGCCCCGAAGGAACGGTTCGGAGCGGTCGGAGTCTTGTTCTTTGCCTTGGGCGCGTCGCCGACACCCCACAGAGCCAGGGCGTCCGCAATACAGCGGTCGCCGTGGGTCTTGCGGGCGGCGGACGATTCCTCCACCAGAGCGGCGGGGCCAAGCCCGCCGTCCGGGTAGCGGATGTAGAGGAGAGCTTCGTCCAGGGCCTCCTCGGAGTGGTTGATGAAGCCGCCGAGGGCATACGCCCGGCGGAGGTTGCCCAGCAAAGTTTCCTTCTTTTCTTCGTTGGAATGCCAGCCGTACCGCTTGCTCCGCTTCTCGTCCAGCGTCCCCTCCGCCTTGTCCACGAAGAAGAAGGGGTACTGATACTTACGGACCACCTCACGGCCGAAGTCCCAGCCGGGGCCGTTCTGCTCCCAGATCATCAGCGGCCGACCGCCGTTGCCGGAGCCGCCGACCCAGAGGGCCACGGCACACGCGATCCTGGCGAAATCGTAGGGCGGGGTGTTGGCGTCCGCCCACTCGCCCACCTTCTCGCCAGTCTCCCGGCATAAGATGGAGATAACGGAGTTGGATGCCCCCTGACCCTTGCTGATGTCGATGCCGAGGATGTAGGTCTTGCTCTGGTCCAGGCGTCCGTTGATTAGGCGAGCCCAGATACGAAGCGGCCCCTTGCCCTTGATTTCCAGGGCCTCCCGTTGGTTGCGGAGTAGTATGCCCGGGATGGCGTCGATGGTGACGCTCTTCTTGAAGTCGATGGACCGCCGGCACACGGGCGGGCGGGCGAAGAGCCGGCGGTGCTCCTCAATGATGTGGGCCTCGAAGAAGGTGTCACCGGACCCGATGTGGTCCATGTCAACTTCTTGAGCCATCTCTTGCGGAGAACGCTTCTTCGATTCCTCGTCGTACCAGGGCGAGCGAATCTTCCACTTCCCGGTGATCTCGTCCTGAGCGACATACCGACCGCGGCCTTTCTCGGGGTGCTCATACCAGGGGAGTACGAAGACCTTGATCTGGCCGCTCATCCGCCACTTGCTGTAGGTGGTCCCCGGCCCCCACGGCGTTGAGTTGACGAGACGGCACGGCGTCACGTCGGCGGTCGCGGCCTTGATCTTCTCGGCGTTCTCCATCTTGGCGAACTCATCCAGCAGTACGACGTGCCGGCGGTCGCCTGAGCCAGCTGCCTTGTTGCTGGATTCGCCGTCGATGCGGTTGCCGTTGTCCAGGTTGACTATGTGCATCCTGGTCCGGTCGATCCTCGGCAGCATCCATTCCGGCAGCCAGCGGTTGATGTAGTCGTGCTTTACGAACAGACAGCGGGGGTTGTTGGCCCCGTCCACGTCAGTCTCAACACGGCTTATCTCCAGGGCCAGGAAG